ATGGATTTAAGCGGATTTCAGATGTGCCATCTATCCGATGATGCACATGATGTCTTAAGAGAAAAGCGTGTAGTCCTCGGACTAACCCAGCAACAGGTAGCTGACAAAGCAAAAGTTGTTCTGCAGCAGTATCAGAAGTTCGAAAGCGGTGAACGCAATATCATGACCTGCTCATTTAGTATTGCATGCCGCGTCATTGAGGCATTAGGCATGGATATCACAGACTTCTACCACGGTAAGTATGCATTTGGAGAAGAGGTATATTCTTCGCCAGAAGGCTTGCGATACAAGAAAACCGGAAAGCTCACATCAGAAGACGTAAACTAAAAAAACGCCGCCCTCAAGGAAATTCCCTCGAGGGCGGCGCACTTATTTATGGTCACCTCTAAAAACCTCATGTGAGCGAAAATGAGCAGTGCGCACCATCTTCGTCGTCAAACCTCCTCGTAAGGCATACAGCCTTACTTCGTCGGCTTTCCTAGAAGCTGGCACACCCTGCCCATTTTTGCTTTTCACACCGGTTTTTAGAGGTTCCCTTATATTATACCTCTTCAGTTTTCACTGTGAAACCCATCGCGTTCAGCGGACCGGTAGTGGCCGGAAGCTCAGATTTCGTGACTACCTTTGTGGCAGTAACGCGGTATTTCTGATTAGGGAGCTTGTTCTTGCCTTCCTTGCGGATCTGAGCAGCAAACCCCGTGTAACCCCAGTTGCAGTCACACTGTCCGATGATTCCAGGAACTGCTCCGACACCCTGCGCATCGTAGTATTTATGACCAGCAACCGAGTGTTGCCACATATCGTACTTGGTGATGTACTTCTTGACCTTTGCCTCGGATATGTATGCGGCAAGCCACAGGGGGTAATCCTTAAGGTCATCGTAATTGAGGTGGCAGCATACCCAGTTGACGTTCGTGTATAACATCGGCTGATAGTTGTATGCGGCTATTGTGTCCATAAAAGCCTTGCACATCGCCGTGCATACAGCCTTGCCGAGTTTATACTGCGACTCCATCTCAAGGTCGTAAGCTATCGGATAGGTGATCTTCCCGTCCAGCTTGTTTGCCTTTATCGTGCTGATAAGCCACTCTGCCTCTGCCTTAGCCTGTACCGCATTCTTGGCGGTGCTGAACAGGTACACACCAACATATAAGTCGGCGGCCAGACAGCCCCGAACGTGCTGCAAGAAATACTTGTCCATATTCGTACCGTATGCAGCCCGGATCATAGCGAATTTGACAGGATATCCGAGGATTTTTCCGGACTTAAGCGCCGAGTAATCGACATCGGGCTGACAATAGCTGATGTCGACACCTGCATACTTAGCCATTATTCCTCACCATCCTTTTTATCCTCACGTTCTGATTTCTTTTTCAAGACCTCAATTGCCTTTGTAATGACTGAGGGAATAGGTACACCCATCAGTCCGGCATTTTCGATTATGGAGATAGTTTCATTTGCAATAAATGCAATGACAGTCGCGTCCCGAATGAAATTAGACCCCATGATCATATCAAGCCGGCAGGCAACAAGAACAACAAGCAGAGAAACTCCTTTTCTGCAAAGTCCCTTCCAGCCTGCACGGCTCTCCAGTGCGCCGTTCTCCGTCTTTTCAGACTTGTGAAATACTCCAGCGACAATAAGACCTGTCGCATAATCAACGCCCATGAATATCAGCAGCGTGATCAGCGCGGCGTCAAAGCCACCAAAAAAACTTGCAATAGTGCTTCCTACCACGCCAATTGCGGTACAAATTCCGTCTTTCATATCATTGCCTCCAGTTCGTTTATCTTCGCACGCCAGCTTGCACGCTCCGCAAGCTTGTCCGCGTATTCCTCCCGGGTCGCAGCTCCCTCCGCTATTTTTGCGGAGATGTAGTCTGTTTCAGCAAGTTTCTCCTTGAGGTCGGAAATCTCGATTGCCGCAGAAACCCTCGCACGCTCTGGGGCTTTCTCATCGTCGGAACGGAGCACCGGAATGCCTCCGACAAGCTTGTAATTATACAGCCCGTCCGCGTCAGCAAGACCATGCTCTAAATAGTGCCCCTGCGCATGGTGATACTTGTCGCCCTCCCCGCGGTCAATCTCAATCCAGCTTGCACCGTCGACAAACGCGCTGGAATTGATGTCAGTGATTATCCCGCCAGAATCTGTTCTGACGTAAACTATGTATTTTTCCATATTAGCCTCCTTAAGGTTTAAAGTTCCGCGCTAAGGATTATACTACCGGTGGTGTCGGGTTTGTGGCTGAGTTCGTACTGCTCCCCGATAGTCAGTGAGTCGGCAGCGTTCACAAGCAGCTTGACAGCGTTTGAATTGCACCCACGCACCTGGATACTAGCTGCCTCAGAGTAAACGCTTCCATCCTTTGTGCTACTAAGCACAACGTTTTCAAAAGAAACCGAAGGAACAGTGCGGAACGAAGCCGGCGCGTACAGATAGAAAAGCGCATAGCTCGTGCTGTAGGCTTCGGCGAGCCCCGCGCGCAGCAGGCTCCCGCGGAGCACATACAGGTACCGCTGACACTTCGCAAGCTCCGTCGCCGGGTCGGGCGGGACGAACGGCGTCGCCAGTGACCCACTCTCCAGCTTGACCCATGCGAGCTTCAGAGAATTACCGGCTTCGGTGCCCTTGTTAATTCCTACGGACACTGCGGATATGTACTCGCTCTCGGAAAGGTCAACCGATACTTTATTTACCCCCTTGTGAAGCAAGGAAGTGTAATAGCTGTCGACGTAATCTCCAGAAGCGTTCACAGTGCGGATTCTCGCCGACCAGGCCCCTGATACTTCCAGGACGTTCAGAGAGAGTGTGTATTTCCCGGGCGCAAGCGGATTTTCGATTTTCTGCCAAAAAGCATGGGTGTTTGAATCTGGATTTATGGCTGATGTAATAAGTATGCCATCGGCATTTGGTCTTACAGAGCATTTATTTCCCTCAATGTACCATCCATCCACTGTATAACCGCTGGAATACTCGTTCTGTCCGCGCTGATTTACCAGGAAATCAGGATTTATAAGCAGATACGGATTTACGGGATTCACATAATCTGCGATATCAGCAACAGTGTGAGTATGCCCCACATCCGACTTGTCACCAAGCCTTTTCTCCAGCTCTGCCCTAGTTATAAACGCCAGACTGCTGACATTAACATTAACATCGTAGGTCTGCGAAAGTGCGATAACCGCCGTGAATATCTCCATAAAGTCCGGATAATCAACCGACGACGGTATTTCTTCGCCGTTCGCGTCCTGATATATCGCGAACAATACCTCTGTTTCGCCGTCAGAGGCATAAACACCGACCTGTTTAAACGTGCAGGCTTCCGATATGCCGTCGTTGCGAATCTGCAGCTTGAGCTGCAAACCACTGCTGCCGTCCAGCCTTACCTGTTCCGCAATCAGTACAGTCACATCAGACAGTGTCGAGGAAAGTTCTGTCTGGTCTTTGAGTGCATCGGACTCCACATGCCCGCTGCCCACAGCCGCTCTTGACAAGGTCAACACCTTGCCCGATGTCAGGGATTGTTCGAGTAGTTCCAGCCCGACATCCGTTATTGCGTTGTCATTCCATGTTGCCATCATTAACCTCCGCATATATAGTTTTTACCTTGCCGCCCAGCTTGGTTCCGGCATGGACATCAGCAGCGGCAGTGATTCCAGCAATACGCGGGTCGTAAATTATACCGCGCAAATGCTTGATTTTGCCGCACATCAAAGTCTTAACATTAACGCCTGTTTTCGCGTCGATGTCAATAATGAAAACTGTTTCATCAAGCACGGAACGGATATTTTTATAGTAATTTACCTTGACCAGGACCCGTTTGCGCTTCTCCTCGTTGCTGCCGCTGTTCCATATATAGATTTTGAAATGAAAAGGAGGACCGTTGTATTGATTCCATTCAACGACCTGGACATTTTCATAAATACTCCGCAAAGCAGTTTCAACCGCATACTTAGTGCCTTTGTATTTGTGGACAAGCAGACACTCCTTGACTGCCTGCCGCTTGCTCTCAATTGACGAATCTGCCTCATACCACTGTATCTTTAAATCAACGGCAAGAATATCAAGGACATCTTCGGGGAGTTCGTCCACCCTCGGAAAGACAGCCGCATACTCTGATTGAGCCGCCGCCTTGACAAGTTCACCCGCAACAGCGTCCGCAAGTTTGACTTTGTCCGCGTCGCGGGTAAGCGAATACGGAAAAGCTGCAAGTAGCGCGTCTTTTTCTGTGATCAGCTTACTCATCTTCGTAGCCTCCGTTCGTTATCACGAATTTCGCAAGGTCGGTATGCGCTATCTGCGGGGTAAGGCGGTCGGAACCATCGCCGAGCGAGGTGAACACAGGTGACTTGATATCTACACGCTTTGCACCCGTATCCTTAAGCAGCCACATGAGCCGCGACGGATTTATATCCCGACCGATTTTCCCGCACTGCCACTCCGCATATTCATTAACCGCACTGCGTATTGCCGTTTCGATCTCCGCCGCCGACTTCTCGGAATTGCGGTCGATATAGTATGTAAGATTCACGCTGAACTCAACGACAAGCGGGTCAAGGACCTCAACAACATCCGTAAGCGGTCTGACCTTATCATCATTGCAGGCGGCAAGTATAGCGTTTTTTGTTCCATCATCGGCGATTTCTCCGTTAGTCATTATCGCGAAGATGTTCACATATCCCGGCTTGTCCTTGGGATTTATCGCGCACACGTCCGCTATGCTTGTTGATACCGCCTTTGCGTGGTACTCATAGGCTCCTTTCGGACCGGCGGTGCTGAATGCCTCCAGCCCCGCTCTCATAAGCTCATAGTATTCATCGTCAGTCGCGCGTTCCGCGCCGCTGTGGGACGTTTCCACATTTTCACAAGACGAAAAATACATAACATTATCTACGTCCACAAGCTTATTGATCTGCCCGGGCGCGTAACCGTTACCGACTTCGCCCTCCGTTTCGCAGACAATCGGAACATCGACCGTGACCTCCCCGATATCTACCGCCGCATCCTCTGTGACTGTCCACATGAGCGCCCCGCTGCTATCGGTGACCCTTGTTCCCTTGGGTATCGGTATCGCCGTTTCCTGCGGCGCTGACAGCGTAATGCGCACCACGCATTCCGCCGGCTTTGCTTCCGGTCTTATCACGTTGTATATCATTTCACCGAGCGCGTCGAGGTTTTCACCCGCCGCCCGGGACGGAAGGTTCTGATTTGCCGAGTAATTCACGATTATTCGCTGCTGTATGATTATCCCGGCAACCCACTGAATAAACAGCTTATCAGGGTCTGACGGCAGCAGCGTGTGTCCTGTGAGTTCCTCATACTTGGCGGTAAGGTCTGCAACCACTTCCGCACTGTCTGTCGAAACAAACTGATAATCAGTCGCTCTGCTCATCTGCTATGCTCACCTCCACCGTTAATGCCATTGTGCCGTCTGCTGATTTTTCAAAGTACACATCGTCCAGCTTTGCACGCGGCTCAAATTCTTCAAGCGCGTCCGATATCTCCACGAACGCGATTGTTTCCGCAGCGTCAATCGGCTTGTCCACGAACTCCATAGGCAAGCCGAATTCCCTATGCATGGGTACCGTTCCGCGCCTGGTATTCAGCAGGAGCGCGATATTCTGCAGTACGGAAAGCAGTTCGCTGTCCTCCTGCATGGAAAGCGAGTAACCATCAGCGGCGCTTACCTTGTATGACATTTCACCGCCCCCCTACTTGTTGTATTCTTTGAGTGTTATCGCTACCCCAGCGGTTATAAGCTCCGATTTTTTACCGTAGATTTCCTCGGTAACGTTAAGTTTCGTAATCACCCAGCGATAGTTGCCTATCACCCTCTTGCCGATCACGAATTTAAGCGTTTTGCCGGTCTTTTTGTACTTTTTTAGCTTATCCAGCTCCTCCGCGACTTTAACGCCAAGAATCTGCGAAAGCGTCATGTTAAAAGAAACTGTATCCGCGTCATTTCCCGTGAACTCAATGATCTCATTCCCGCAATGCCGCTTGTGACTTCCGTAAGACGCGGAACTGCTTATTTTCAAGCCCGAAAAAGTTTCAACTTTGTTTGTTGAAACTGTGAAAACAACTTTCCCAAGACTGCCGACTTTCACGTCAATCCTCCCATGATAATGCCGTCACCGTTGAATTCGTCGTTGTATTCGCACACCACGGTCTGACCGATGAACGGCAGCCAGCCGTATATCTTCATCGATATTTCGTGCGTGTGTACGCGCCCGCCTGCACATTCGATGTCGGGCGACTTCCCGCTGATCTCATCAGGGTGGCTCTTGGTGTATTCCGCGCCGCTGTTCAGCTCCCGGTCGGCTGACGCGTGTTTCTCACTGATAGTCCACGCTTTTCCGTCCGATTTCAGTGCCAGTGTAACAAGAGAGGAGTGGTTGAGGACAGGCAGCCAATCCGAAACGATGTCCACATCGGGAAATCTGACCCTTGCCATTCTTTTTTTAACGTCCACAACAGTGACCGTTCCGATTCTAAACATGTCAACCTCCGTAAAGTATCTGATTTACCCGCGCCTGCACCTGCTCATAGCTGTGTCCAGCGGCTTCAAGCAGTTCCTTGCGCTTGGGATATACGTCCCATTCGCCACGGATCACCTGCATAGCCAGCTCCTGTATCTCATCGCTGCTGTCCGTCTTGCCGCCGCTCGTGCTCTCGCTTTCCGAAAGGCACTTTCTCAGGGTGACCTGCGTAGTATAGCCGCTAGAAGATATGCTGTGTTTTGCGGACTTGACGATGTACTTACCATCGCCAAACCCGAAATCACAAAGTTCCACCGTGCTTCCTGCGGCAAGCCTGGGATCTCCGGGGAACGTAAACGTTCCGGTGATCTCAAATTTGTTGTGCAGACGGAGCAGCTTGTGTGCCAGCTCCTGCGCCTCTGCCTTGCTTGATACGCGCTGACACACCTGCAAGCATTGCTGATCGTCGCTGTTCTCGTTGTAGTTCTCAGCATACTCGGTCGCAGAAATGACCGCGCCGCTCGTAGTGGTGCAGTACACCCGGCATGAGGTGTAGCAGTTGTTCGTGCCGGTGGACAGCTTGTACTTGGTGTAGCCGCCCTCCTCGCCGAATTTTATCTTTCTGACCGCCTTTTTTCCCTCGTAAGCCGCCTGGTCGAACACCACAAAGATATTGTTGGTGGCTTTCAGGGAGCAGCCGGCATGGTGGCACAACTTCTGCAGAAAAGCAATATCAGAGGTCTGATACTGCTCCACGCGGGAATACCTCGGATTGAACTCGCTTTCAAAAAGCACTCCCATTCCGTTCTGCCGCGCTATCTGACCTGCTATCTCTGAAAGTGTGATGTTCTCCCACGACTTGGATTTCAGCGTCTGCCGCACGGTATTGCTGAACGAAAGCGATGTTGCCTTGATGGTGACGGTCGCCGGCGGGCCCTGTGCATCTATGCTGTCCAGCTCGAACTGACCGCAGTCAAGCACTGCGTCCTTGCCGTCGTTGTTCCTGTTTCGGAGTACAATGACGGCGGATATCTTAAGCCCCTTACCAGTCTGAATCTGCGTGTTAGCCGTGCTGCCAGACTTCTTGGAGCTTGAACTTTTTGTGGAGCTTGAAGAACTCGAAGAGGACGAAGAACCGCCCCCGCCGACGGATTTAAGATTGGTACCCTTTATGTATCCATTCTTGCCGGAATAGGTGATTTTCGCCCAGCTCGAATAAAATCCGTTAACCTCAACGATAGTGCCGTAAGGGAGCTTGCCGATCACCTTGTATTTCTCGCCTGCTCCCTTGCGAATATTTACGCCCGTTGAGGCGGTCACTCTGTATCTCGGTTTATCGGTACCCCCGCTGGCCGAGGAACTCGAACCTGAAGACGTTGATGTCTTTGTGCTGCCCTCCGGCGCGGCGGATATCACCGAACCGCCCAGCGCACCGCCATCAATTATGCTGTTCAGCCATTTCCGCAGCCATTTGCCGTCACGGTCGCAGACCTTTATCTGCAGGTCGTCAGCCTCGTCCTCTTCGTTGTCCGTGTATGTGAAAGAAAGCCAGTCCTTATTCACATACACGGATATGTCCACGCCGTTAAGAACTACCTGTGTTTCAGCACGGCGCGCAAGGTGCTTGTCGCTCATCCGCTCGCCTTCTTCCACGGCGGCAGGTCGTCCGCCGTTATTCTGTCCTCAACATCCGGGACACCGAGGACAACGCCCTCCGAAAAGATGTAGATGTATCGGTATTCAGGATTGGCATTAATAAGCACGTCCGTGAATTTCACATCTCCGTACACCTGGTGGGATATACTGTCCCACATATCCCCCTGCTGCGTCGTATATGTGCTCAAGCGTACACACTCCTTTGCCTGTCTATTCCCGCTTCCTCAAGCGCGTCCCTAACCATGTCAACAAGTCGCTCGGACATCTCCTGCAGCTTTTCCTCGGTCATATCGCTAACTTCTCCGTTCACGACAAACTGGGGCGCTATGGTGATCTGCGCACCCGAGCCGCCGGAAAGCAGCGCCCTGGTGTTATCCGCGTCAACGACTCTTTCACCGCCGCGCATAGCCACAAGTTCCGGTCCTTCCTCGCCTACAAGGGCAATGCCATTTTCTGCGTAGTCAGTACCGCTTGCATAAGCGTTCTCAATATCATGGAAACCGCGCACGCTTCCCTCATACGCCTTGTCAGAAGCGCTCGCCCCTGCCAGGGCCTGTGCAGCGGCTGCCGCAACAATATCCGCCGCTGTGGTGACCGAGCCTTTCCCGGCAAGGATAGCGTCAGCATAAGCCTGTATCGTAGCTTTTGCCGCTTCTTCTGCCTGGTCGCTCAGTTTCATATCCTCAACGGCTTTTTCCATGTCGTCAACGATACCGTCCATTGTATCATCAATATCGACTTTGTATTCGGCAAGCGATTTCGAAACCTCTTCCTGCGCCTTTTTCTGCTCCTCAAAGTTCGTGACCATGGTTTTCAGTTCTTCATCGGTCGCGTCAGCCATGCCGGCGATGACGTTCACCGAATCAGAAGAACCGTCCGCAAATGAGGCGATCACATCTCCCAAGCCCTCAATGTCGCCAGTCCTCTTGGATAGCGATTCAAGGTTATAGTTGTAATTGTCCCAGTATTCTGTCTGCGAAGAAAGCGCGTCATTGATAGTCTGAATGCTTGTCGGTAGAGTTTCCTCAGCATTTGTCCAAAGGTTGTATTGACCATTTACACTGTCGTAAGCCGCCTGATATGCGTCGTTGTAAGCCTGCAGAAGCTCTGTTGTCTGGTCGGTGACGTCGCTAACAGCAATCGAAACCGCGTCATAAGCAGAAACCATCTGTTCAGACGTTCCCGAAATGATGTCGCTGTACTCAATACCGACGCTTTCGCATTCCGCAATAGCAGCGTTGACCTCTGCCAGGTCAGAAAGAACCTTGCTCCGTTCTTCCGCTGCCTTGTCAAGGTCCTGTGTATAATCGCTCTTCCCGAAGATATTTCCAAGGAATGAGTAATCAAGAGTATTTTCAACAAAATTCTTTTCTCTGAAATACGCCTGATTATAAGCAATCTCGGCTTTTTCAGCTTGCTCCTGTAATTGCTGCTGCTTGATAGTCAGTTCCGCAATATTATCCTGTGCCGCTTTGTACTTTGCCTGTATGCTGTCAGAACCCGCCGCCCTGTCAATAGCGCCGGAAAGGCCGTCCAGCTTGCCTGTAACATTCTCAACGGTCAGCCCAAGGTCAGGATACAGCTCATTCAGCTTTTCAAGAATCGGCTGCATAAGCGCTTCCTTATGCGCCGCCGTTTCCGACGAAGATGCAATATCCTTCAGTTTTGCCGCCAGTATCTGAGCCTGTTCCTGCTGGTCAGCAATAGAGTCAGTCCCCTCATGATACGAGGAAAGCAGGTCAGATGTGGAGTCATGCAGAGAATCTATCTCCGAATACAATTCCGAGACAGAAAATGACTGCTGCTCAATAGTCGCGGTCGCTTCGTCAAGGTCATATTTCAGAGCGCGTGCCTGGTCTGAGGTTTCGCCGTAAGTTTCGCAAGCAGTCTTGTAGTCGCTGTTGAGCTGTTCGACCCTGTCCTGCTGTTCCTGCGAAGCTGTTGTAAGTGTCAGTGTTTCAAGCCTTGCCGCTTTCGTTGCCTCAGAGTAACCGATGATTACCGCTGTAAGCGCAACGACCGAAACAGCAATGATTCCCGCCGGATTAGCAAGCATTGCCGCATTCAGTTTCATTTGTGCGCCGGCGGCGGCAAACTGTGCCGCCACGTTCTTTGAGAGGTTGATATTCAGCAGCATAAGCAAGCCGTTCTCGCTTGCCTTTATGCCGATACCAGCCGCCGAAAGAGCGTTAGAAATTTTCTTCACAACCGTGAATGCCGTGTAGCCTGCAACCACAACGCCGATTTCCGCGCCGACCGCCATGATAGACTTGACAACAGCGGGGTTTTCCTCACAGAATTCATTTATGCCGGTCATGATCTGTGTGCCTGTCTGAGTAAGCCTGCGGAGCTCATCTTCATACAGACTGCCGACAGTCATCTTAAGACCGTCGGTGGCAGAATCAAGCAGCGTAACATCGCCCTGCAGGTTGTCAAGCTTGGTGTCAGCCATCTTCTGTGCAGCGCCGGAACAGTTGTTTATCTTCTCGGTAAGGGACTGGAAGTCCTCGTCCGAGGCGTTGATCATTGCAAGCAGACCGTTGTATCCACGCTGTCCGGCAATCGCCATAGCGTTCTGGACACGCTCTGCCTCGGTCATCTGCTCAAAGTAGCCGCGAAGTTCGATTATGGCATCGGAGAACTCGTCAATAGTGCCGTCAGCATTTACCGCAGAGTATTCGATTTCTCCGAATGCATCAGCTGTGAGGGTCGCACCGTTGAGCAAGCCGTTAAATGTGTTCTTCAGCGCGGTACCTGCAACAGAACCCTTAACGCCCGCATTAGCCATAAGACCAACGCCGACCGCCATATCTTCAATACTGTATCCGAGCGCCCCGGCTATCGCGCCCGCACCAGAAAAGGTTTCGCCCATGGTGGCAACGTTGGTGTTGGAGTTCGTAGCGGCCGCTGCAAGCACATCAGCAAAGTGCGCGGTGTCCTTTGCAGTTAGCCCGAACGCGGTCAGGTTATCCGTGACGATATCCGATACAAGCGCAAGGTCTTCACCGGAAGCGGCGGCAAGGTTTATCATGCCGTTCATACCGGAAAGCATCTCGTTCGCATCCCAGCCTGCCATACCCATGTAGGTCATAGCCTCTGCCGACTGGTTTGCAGTAAACGAGGTCTGCGCACCGAGTTCCTTTGCTTTGGCGGTCAGTTCCTGCATCTGGACTGCGTTCGCACCGGATAGAGCCTCGACAGTACTCATTGTGCTGCCGAACTCCATCGACACATCAATGCATTCCTGATATGCGTCCGCTATCTTCTTCAGCGCAGTGCCGATTCCCGCCGCCATCATAGCCGCCCCGACGGTTTCAAACGCCGTTGCGCCGGCGTCACCATATCTGGCGGCTTCCTCAGCAGCTCTTTCTTCCTGCTTGGTCAGTTCCTCGACCTGGGTTTTCAAGCGGTTGCTTTCACTTGTAAGCTGGTTGATATCAATGCCTGCCTCAGAGAGCTTCTGACCCATCTGCTGTAAGCGCTGATTTTTGTCCGCAATAGCCTGTTCGGTGTTCGCAATGCGGTTTTTCAGCTCGACTTCGCGCGCCGAAAGCTGCGCCTCCTGCACCGTAGTGTCCTCGGTGCTGTTTTTCAGCTTTGCAAGTCCGCTCTGAGTGATTTCGAGCTGCTTTTCATATGTATTAAGCTGCTTGGTAGACCGTTCAATGCCTGCCTGCTGTTTCTGATAGGCGCTGATATCGCTTTGCTGCTTATTCAGCGTCTGTATCTCCTTCTGAGTTTTATCAAGTATCTTCTGGGCGGAGTTGAACGTTCCCTTGAAGTTCTCACCCAGCCGCGCGCCGAGTTTGAACAACATTTCATACTGCTTGCTTGCCATTCAACCCTCACCCTTCCTTACTTCTTTTCCGACTCTTTCAGGACTTTATTGTGCGTAATAATCCACCGCTGTATTTCTTTAAGTGGCTGCCCCAGCCAAAATGGGATAGGTGCATATCCGTTTTGCGCCAAAATAAGGATATTGCGCCTTAGCGTCTCGACTGTGCAACACCGGACAAGAAAAAACGCGCTCTGTTCTTTATCCTCTCGAAATCGATGATGGAAATCTTGTTGAAAAAATCCCTGCCGACAGGCTTTGTACAAGCCTTGGCCGCCATAAGGATAAGATAATTTGCGTCGTTGATAGCGCCGTAGTACATGGTCTTCCCGCGGGATACAAGCTCTTCCTCAATGTTCAGAGCGTCCGCGCCGGTGAGCTTGTCAAAGTCAAATGCAAGCTCGGTTACCTCCTCACCGTTATACATAACGGTCTTGGTCAGGTGAAGTACATTCTCAACGCTGGTGTTTTCCATGGTAGCAAGCTCCTTTTCTACAAGCTCGTCCATGTTCTCGGTCTTTTCAAGGTCAACGTTTGTCTTTGCCATAATTCAAAATTCCTCCTCGAATAAAACGCCGCTCCCTGCGAAATGCAGGGAACAGCGATAGTAATTATCAGGACATACCCAGACACTTGCGGATCTCCGCCGCTCTGTCCTTGCCGGTGTGGTCGATGTAACGGAAATTCAGCGGGTCAAACTCGCAGAGTTTCTTGCCGTTCGCGTCTATTTCCGCATAGTAGTGTACCGCATATTCGCCGTTCACTGCGATAGGCGATGCGTTCTTGACCGTACCACCGGTCAGCTTTTTCGGAACAACGCGCATGATTATCTTCTTCTGCTTGGTTTCCAGTTCGCCGCCGCTGTAATTGTAGTGCTGGTCGGCACGCCACAGGGAAAGCGTATGGACACGTTCCTCGGCAAGAGCATACGCCGCCTCGTTTGCGTGATTGAACTTAAACGTTGTGGTCATAGCCTTGAGCTGAGCCATAACAGGTATCTCAATCTCACCGAGCACCCCCGCGCCGCTCACATTGAATACCATATTTTCAAAATCCGGAAGGTCTACCTCCGCAACTCCGTAAAACATCTTTTCGTCCTCATAGATGGCATAGGAGATTACTCCCTCGTCAACTCCATTAGGCATTTCGCAGTCCTCCTTTCTTAAGAACCGAGCGCGGCTTCAAGCATATCCACGCTGTACTGAACGTGCATATCTATCTGCTGTGCAGGAATAGGCGATGCCGCCTGACAGTCAAGACGGAACATTCCGTTCATGAGATTTGTGACAGGGTTCAGCTCACTTGTATATGCGATTTCGCCGCCGTAAAGCTTGCCCTCTGCTGTAAGGCCATTGAGCCATGCATTGAACGCATTGATGATAGCGTCACGTAGCGCGGGGGTCAGAGGCTTGTCGATGTACTGCCAGAATGTATTGATGAACGTGTTGCATATCCAGTCCTGCACTCTGTTGGTGCAGATGAACATCTTAGCTACATCGCTCGTCTTGGGATAGCAGCCCAGATAGTTGCCCCACAGGGTCCAGCCGCCATTGTTAAGTACGGTAACCACTCCGGCAGATACGCTGATAACGTCAGCCTGCGGAAGTGAAAGCGTTACCTCAGTGCCATCCGCGCAAACCGCGCCGGTGATGGATACGGACTTGTTGGACGGAGACTCATACGGGCAATCGGCATTGTCGGAATCCACCTTTGCGATAAGTCCGCACACGATAACGGAAATATTGAAAAGGTAATCGCCGCTCTTGACCATCGGCCAGCATACGATCATGTCCTCGGATACATAACCGTTGTCGGTCTTGTACTTAAGCACCTTGGAATAGTCGTTGACCGTCTTGGTGTTGATGTCCACGACCGCCTTGGCGCGGAACAGACCGTTGATACTCGGCGCTTTCGCCGCCATCACCGCCGCCACTGTCGGATCCGTTGACCAGCCGGGGGCGCATATAAGATCGGGAACAATGCCGACAACGCTGCGGCACATTTCAACTGTTTCCACAGCCATTTCAACGTCCTCAGCCGTGATGGTGGAAAGGTCTGCGACATCATAGCCTATCTTGAGCTTATCGGCGCTGTAGCTCGAAGAATCTGCCAGCAGCTCGATACACAGCGCATTGCCGCTGTAATATGCCTCGTAGTCGGTACCTTTTGTCAGCGCTGTTGACGCGCTTCCAGCCGTTACCTTAAGATCGTCGTTTATGATAGCGTCAGCGGTAAGCTCCACGATGTGGTCAGTTACCGTGAATTCCTCGACTGCAACAGCCTTCTTGTGCTTTGCCGGGTCGAAGATGTTGTAGAATATCGCCGGCGACATGCCCATGAGTTTATGGTATCCGTACATTGCCTGGCAGAGATTCCACTTGGGCGAACCGTCCGCGTTTCTCCACTCGGTGCTGTAGCCGCCGAGTTCCTCTGCCTCGCTGAATCCGGACGAAAGCTGGGGCTTGCCAGTGTAGCCCTTACCGCGATGGCAGGGCCATGCGCCGATGAAATAAGGAATACCGACCGCTGCGGTCTGCACCGCAACAACGCCAGTATCGTCCTTATATGTGTTTATGCCATGTTTTAAAGCCACGGTTTACTCCTCCTTGCCTGTGATTTTCCTGATAAGCGCGTCATACGGGATGTATATACCGCGCTTTTCCTTCAGGGCGCTTTTTGCCTTTGCAACGTTGCGGTCTGCGACAATAAGCCGCTCGATCTGCGGGTAATCCTTGAGCTTTTCGCCGAACGATTCAATAATTTCAGCCTTTGAGCCGAAATATATCCTGCCATTCGTGACAACTCCGCGTATCGAGGGACCTAAATAGACCCAGACCCTTGACTCTTCCACCGCGTTCTGCCCGCCCTGCTCCGCCTGTTCCGGCTGTTCGGACGGTACTTCATCGCCGATGGTCTTTACCTCAGACATTTCCTCCGAAACGTCGGTTTTCCTTGCCAAAGAAATCAACCTCCCTCTGTATTGGTCTGATGTGAAATGTGCCTATCATTTCGCCTGCGTAGTAGGGCGCGGTATCATCGGGATAGACGACCGACTCAACTCCCTCCTGCTCGTCAAGCACGAATTCTTTTCCTATCTGCACCTGTTCAAGCAGCCGCTCCTGCACCCTGTCCATGAGGTTGAGGAGCATTACAGCACCGTCCTGCTCGTCCTGCGAGTACACGCAGAAGATAAAGCGCACCGCCGCCGTGTATTCGGGATTAGGATAGCCGTTCTCGCTCCGATGGTGCTTGCTGTCGATGAACTGAACGATGATATACGGCGCGAGTTTCTTTGCCGAATTGCTGTCAGGCAGGCGCATGAGATACACCGCCGGAACACGGCTTTTCTCCTTTGCGTCGCCTTTCTGGACTGCCTCCGGAAGAGAAACGTTCTTTATAGCGTCCTCACAGAACTTTTTCAGTTCCTGAATGAGTTTTACCCTTGTCATTCGTCAATCCCCACCTTTAAGATACCTCTGCAATGCTACTTCTACATTAATTCCCATATCTTGAGCGCGTTTTTTTACACGGTAGTATTCTCTGGTACCTTCTGTACGCTTTTGCTGTTCCCACCAACCATTTAATATAGCCATTACATTGTGTTCTAATCGTTCACAATATGCTTCATTATGGGCAGTGTCTATAACCTTGCTCACATCATCATTTGCCTTGATGATTTGCGGAATTGATGGACCATATTTTTGTTCAAGAGGAACTCTATGAGTAGTTACACGTTCATATATTCCTATAGGATATTTTTTTGTTGGTTTTATGAACGCATGTTTTAATATCTCACTGTTGCCGTTACGGTTAACTTTCACACGTAATCCCTCTGATGTAAGAGTAGCCCCAAACGCTAATAGAGGAATGTGTTCCCCGGAATACTTTATCAAACTGCCGCTTTTAATGCTGCTGACTGTAACATTGACAGACTGTTTGATTTTTCCGATTTTCAAGGTGTTATGTTTTTGGATTGCTCTTGCTGCGGCTGCCCTGCCTGTGATTACAGCGCGCTGTATTGCTGAACGATCTGCTCTCTGAAAAGCTTTTTCCATTTTTTCCTCAAGCGAATTCATCAAGTCATATACGTCACTCATCATAGCACCTCAGTTCCAGCGTGATAAGCCCCATCTCGCATTTGGACGTAACTACCGAATACTTGCGGAAAAACGTCTTACCTAGCGCCTCGCCGTCGTCTATCTCAAAGCGATGTCCCTGTTCGGGGATCACCCCGTCAAGGTCCTTCTCGTTGATATAGGCAACGGCGGTCACAAGGTATATGCCCTCAGCATGGTCGCTCTGAATTATAGGTCTGTCAGACTGCTTGACCCGCTGGAGAATGATCGGTATATCTTCATATACCTCTCCATCGTATTTCACTGTGTGACTTTCCGCAAACTCCTCGGTGTTCATCAGCACATTTGCGATATCGGACTTGACCATGTCCTTAAAGCCCATTATTCGCCCTCCGGATCATCGGACAGCGCGTCGGCGAAAAAGTCGTCAAGCGCCTTGATGAGTTCCTGCTTGGTCGCAGCTGCAGACACCTCGATACCGTACTCGTTTGCAATCGACTGCAAATCAGCTTTCGAGGTGTCCGGACCGTACTGCGGTATGCCAAAGTCATCGCCGGCGCTTTCGTCATTATCATTGTCATTACTTTCAGACTGAACCTCGCCGCGCTCGGCACCGTCCACCGCCTCCGCGATACCCTCGCGGACAAGCCTTAAGCCCAGTTTCTCGTCAACATCAAACGGCGGGTCCTTGGGTGACTTGGGCTTGACGATACCGTTAACCACCAACCCGAATGTGGTGTTTCTGATACGAATTAACACTGTATGCCTCCTATCAGCCTACAACCTTGCTTGCGAAGATATAAGGGGTATAAACCCTGGGCATTGCAATAGGTCTGGAATACAGCTCGACTGCTCTGGTGTTGTGCTTGTTGTCGACGAAGAGCTTGGAAACTCTCGACTTTGCGATGGTCTCAAAATTATCCCTGCCATAAGGCATGAGCGTTATAGCACCGTAAGCCACACGTCCGCAGTTCGGGAATGTTACCATTGCCGCGTCCTTGGGGAAGTAGCTCTTGGTCTTGCCGTTCTCGTCCTCGTACTTATTGCCCACAACGATAACTCTGAGGGTGTGCCCTCTGAAATTGAATGTACCCAGTTCGCTGATACCGGGCATAACGATACGCTCGTTTACAGCGCCAAAGTTGTAAGCGAGAGTCTTGTCCAGCATTACACGGAGTTCCTCGTTCTTATAGAATACATCGGCAACATCAGAGCCGATAAGCAGGTCGGCAGGCACCATTCCGCGATCGGAAAGCAGCTCGCACATAGCATATACATCACCGATGATATTAGCGTCAGCGGAGTTCCACAGATTCTGGGGGGTATAAGTATGCTCAGAAGCATCTCCGTCATAGAACTGAATGTGCTTGACCTCGCCGGGTGTATTGACGTCGATGTACTCCTGCATAGTGATCGCATTGTTCTGCATTACCTGTGCGCACATCCACTCGATTCTGCGGCGTGTTCTGATTTCAAGTTCCGTGAAATCTTCTGCAAGCAGGCGGATAGCTCTCTGTGCAGGTGTAGAGCCCGTTACAAGAGCCTCGCCGAATCCGCGCTTTGACAGATCGTCAACCGTGAGCGAACGGGATTCTGCTATGTATGCCGGTCTGAATTCGGATAATTCGTAGCCATCGCGTCCAACGCTGATAGCGCCGCCGCGCTCTGCAACGAAACGCGCCATCTTACGCTGTCCGGCGCGCTTATACTCTACAAGCACCTTATCCGATGCAAAAATGTCGTTCCTGCCCGTGGTGAAGTAACGTTCGCTGAAAAACATTGATTCCGGCTTAGCCTTTTCAGCAATAGACTGTAACACATAAGACTGTGTGATGTCAAGATTAACTGCCATTTTGTCCTCCTTGTCAGTTAGAATCGGCGGCGGTAAACTCGATGCCATACTTGCGCAGGGTATCCTTGTCTGCCTCCGTCATCTGGTAGCTGTCCTTCATGATGATCCTGTTACTGTTGAACTTGCCGCCGATGTAGATGGTCATGTTTACATCTTCGTCAGCCGGTACAGTGATGTCATCGGTCAGAATACCGTAAGGCTCAAGCACCTCGCTGTCCGAAGATGAAGCGGTCGTTCCCAGGATAACAAGTGTGCCGTCCTTTGAAGATTTAGCCAGCACGGTGCCGCGCTTAAGCTCTCCTGTGTTCTTGCGGAGCTTTCCGGTGCCGACTCTTAACGCCGGATCCGTGCCAGCGACAAGATTGTCGGCGGATACTGTGCCAAGCTTTTTGAGAAGTTCCGTAGTCATTACTCGTCCTCCTTCAGCGCATCGTCAATAGCTGCTAAAACCTCAGCCTCTTCCTGGGCTTTGGTCTGTTCCGCGCCGCCGTCAGCCTGCGGAGCGACCGCGTGAACGTCTTCCGCACCGGAACCGCTGTAATCCGCCTTCATGTCATCAAGGAACGACTTGCCTTTCCTTGCATTCTCCGACATAGCCTTGTAAGCAAGTTCCTCGGCTGTGCAGGGGTTCTTATACTTAGCGTCAGCGAGAAGTTCCGGGCTAACCTGTCCGGCGATAGCCTCTATCTTCTCTAAGCGTGTGCGCTCGTCTGCAAGCGCCTTCTGCACAGCGGCGTCCATTGCCGTCTTGTTTTCGACTGCATGTTCTGCCTTGTAATCCTCTTCAACGCGTGCAGCGAGTTCGGGATTTTCTTTGCGCAGTTCAGCAAGATTTACTGCCATAGTGGTTTTACCTCCCTCATTGTTGTTTAATTTATTTGCATTGCCTTCGTTTGATTCAGGCTGTAATGCCATGTGATGTGTCGCTGTAATATTTGGAGCGTTATTTACAATCGGTATATTTTCGGGACATACCGCTCCGTAAAGCGGCATAAATCTGCCGCTCACATACAGTGCCGTCTTATCAGCCGATGCAGCTATCTTGACTTCATCGCTCGTTTCAATGAGCTCGTCAACAAAGCCCTGCTCCTTGGCTTCTTTTCCGGTCATAAATGTTTCATCAGCCATCATGCTGATGAGTTCAGCTTCTTCCTTTCCGGTCTTGCGTTTGTACGCCGCCAGCATAGACTTGTCATAAGCGTCGTTTGCAAGCGCGGTTTTTCTAAGTTCATCAGCGTTGTAGCTGCCGCAAAGCATGACCAGCGACTTGTGTATCATTATCAGCGACCCCTCGGACGCTTTTACTGTATCAGCAGCGCACATAATGTGCGAACCTGCTGACATTGCAACGCCATCGACCGTACAGGTGATCTGTGTACCGTTCTTAGCCATTTCACGAAGTCTGTTATGTATCACTATCGCCGTGTGGCATTCACCGCCGCAGGAATTAAGCCGTATATTAAGCGCTTTACTCTTCGATACAGCGTTTAAATCATCTAATATTTCATCTTCAACAATGAAATATCCCTCAACTGGTTTTCCTGTGAACCCATTAAAAGGTCTGCGCCTTACGACCTGACCGTAAAGAACAAGTTCAGCTGTTTCCATGTCAACATCAGCCCTGACCGAATAGCCCTCATGCTCTGCGAAATATACAGCGCCTTTATTCTTCGTCGGCATTTTCTTCATCTCCCTCTTCATCATCGTCAGCGATGTTATTCGTCTGGGCGGGTATGACGTTCTTCATAAGTTCGTTCTCCACCGCAAGAGCAGCCATATTATCCTCCCAGTTTTCGCCGTAGTACTCTCTTGTGATCTGCTCGTTAGTTTTCCAGCCATGTTGAACCAGCATCACATTTGACTCGGCTTCTTTCTTGGGGTCAAGCTGTGTAAGCGCCGGACCGTCCCACCGCGCACTGCACCAAGCCGCTCGGATAAGAGGGTCATCGAAGAAACCCGGTGCCCTTATCCTGCCGCGTGCAACAGCCTCAGCAAGCCAGACCTCATAAACAGGCTGGCAGAAGTCATTAACGAACCAAGAACGGCGCATTTTAATGACTTCCCACGCTTCTTCAAGCGCGCCCTTGGAAGCAGAATAGGACGCGGTGAACTCCTTAAGCAATACCTCATGCGGCATTTCAAGCGCCGCGCCTATCTGCCGCGCGATCGACTTGGTGAAAGTTTCATACCCGGCAGTCGGTATATTAGGATTGCCGAATACGATTTTTTCGCCCCTCTTCAGCTTGACGATATTTCCGGGCGCCATTTCCGGCTCGTCCTCGTCTGAATCGCCATCATCGGAATGGTCGAACATCGGCATATCAGTCGAGTCCGTTTCCGTTTCTAACCAGCCGGTAAAATACGTCTGAACGATTGCAGCTGTAAGTTCGCTTTCCGTGTATCTGCGGTTCTGCAGGAGCATTTCGATGACTGGGGCGAGATACGAAACACCCCGATACTGGTCGGGGCGCTCTGAATCCATGATCTGCAATATGTTAGGCAGTCCAGTCTTTTTGCTGACTGCCTCGACTCTGACCCAGTTAATGTCCTTAAGCACGGTCGAATACGGGTAACCATTGCAGACATGGTAAGCTACCACTCTTCCGCTGGCGTCCACCTCTACGCCGTCATGCACTTCATTGTCGCCGTTCTTTCCCTCTGTGACTGAAAAAATACCATTTGAAACAGAGCATAACGGCGTGCTTATCCTGTCAGCCTCTATCATCTGCACACAAAGGGAAAACGGATTAAGCCGGGTAGGCTCCCGCCTTTTCAGCAGGGCAAACACATCGCCGCTCATCAGCCAGGATTTCACGGCTAACTGCTGCATTTCGTAGAAATTATTTATGCCCAGCGCGTCACATGACGACTTGTTCAGACACCATGCCCGGAACTCTGCCTCGGTGCGCCTGCACCATTGCCTTGCACTTTCCGGCGAAAGTCCAAGCAGTTCCGCGTCAAGACTGCACTTCATTCTGAGTCCCGGACCGACTATCTTCGTGCGATTAGTGTTCACAGCGGCGGCGGCTATCGGAGAAGCCATATATAGCATGCGCCCGCGCTGACGCATTGTTGCATTGTGAAAGTCTATATCCTCAATCGGCGCGCCCGAACGCGCATTGAAAGCCCTTAATGACCTTTTAGTAAGCGATGCTCCAGCGTCGCCGTACCCGCTTGCATGTACATATGAGCCGCTCATAAACGTCCCCCCTTTTTCGTGGAATAACAAAGGCACGCCGTTTGACCGGGCGTGCCTTGATTGTATTAAATTGTAGATTTCACTTGTCGGCAATTGCGACTCATGCGCCGTTTTTGCCCATAAAAAAAGCACCTCTTTCAAGGTGCTAATTTTTGTATTTTTTAGATTTTTTTGAGATTTTTTTCAAAAAAGCTATTGACAACCACCTTAAAATGTGGTATAATAATATTGTCAGAAGGGAGGTGAAAGCAATGATCGATAAAATAAAAGAGCTCATTAAGCTGCTGGAACAGCTTAACAAGCTCCTTCTCAAGGTAATTGAACTTGCCGGAACGGTTACCTTGTTGGTCTTAGCTATCAAGCAGATCGCAGAAATCTTCTGATAGCAACCGCAGCTGCGGGCGGTTATCCGCAGCCCCCTTCGGGGGTTATCAATATTATACCACGTTTCTGAAAGGAGGTCAAGGGGATATGAAAAATATAGTTAAGTTCGGCGGTCAGCTTCTTATCACGCTCGCACTTTGCGCCGTTCTGGTATTCGGAATAATCGGCGCTGTGAATCTATTCATAAAGTGAGGTTTTCAACATGTTTTTATATATCAAGGAATATCGAAAGCGGGCAAAAATCAGCGTGCCCAAAATGTCCGAAATTACCGGAATACCGATAAGGACTATTGAGGGCTTGGAAAAACGCGGCGACTGCCTTGTTTCCAACGCTCTGAAAATCACCGACGCGCTTGGCATCACCCTTAACGACCTGCTGACACCGCCACCTGACAACGCTGAGTAAGCCGTTTCCACATTCAAAGCGCCTGCCCGCAAGCAGGCGCTTTTTCTTCGGTGAAGAGCCGCATGCGCCGCTACTGCCGCGCACACAGCCCTCGGAGAAATTATGAACTCTGCCGTTAAAGCCCCAAACCGGCAGAAATCAAGGCGCGATCAAATTCGCGCCCTCTTTTCTGCTGATTTTTGAAATTGATTGCAAAATGTATCATCTGTCCGTGGGGATTATGCCCACGGTCTTGCGCGTTGCCTTTCCGTGCAGAATGGCGTCATAGTATGCCTGCCGGTCAACAGCCTCTTCCAGCAGCTCGTCAAGCTTTGTCATGTCGAACTTGGTGATCTCCATGTCGCCGATCTTGTACGACTTGACGCCGCCAGATGTAAGCGACTCCTGCGCCTTGATAAGTTCGTCTATACGTTTTGTATAATGTTCATACATTTTACGAGCTGTATTTTTATTAATCATCGTTATCACCAATCATCGTAAAACTCACTTTTCTTGCGCTTACGCAGCTTTGCTTTCTTCTCTTTCATGGGAATTGACGCATTTTCTTCGCCCGGCTTAGCCGTTCGGAGCTTCTGCTCTATCGCGTCCCAGTCAGGCGAAAGTATCTCGCACGCCGCAAGATTGTAGTTCCGGATATCAAAAGCCTCGTTGCGCTCATGTCCGGGGATCTTCTGCCATTGCCAGGGGTGTTTCAGTTTCGGAACATACGCAAGGTGTTCCGACATCAGCTGTTTAAAGAATTGCTTGCCGTAATCGTCGCGCAAGGGAAAGTGACAGTAGTTAGCGCCGGGCGACTGAACGCGGAGGTTGTCCACGATCTTCTGCTTGCCGGCGTTAACGCCTATCTCATACACCCACACCTGCCCGATAACCTTGCCATTGACCACGATTTTTTGTTTCTTAGGCGGCGCGGTGTACGGTATATCCGGACGGTTCGCGCCCTTTATCGCAAACACATGGTCATATTGACGGGCAAGACAGTGCTGGCGGACTTCCTGTGTAAAGTGTCCGCCCTCGTCGATAAAAGTAAGCGAGATTTGCAACGAAACCCCGCTTTTAAACTTGTATTTATGAGATAATACCTCGTCAAGCCGCTCCCAGACTTCCTCTGTGTCAGGGCGTCCAAGGATAACGCCTTTCTTTATGCCCCATGTTTCACCGTATCGCCGGTGTCCCACGACCTCATATTCAAGGCGGTCATCTTGTGTATCCACACCGCAGGTGAGCAGGAGCACGCCGTCCGGCACTTCTGCCTCATAGACTTCGCGCCGCGCCATAACATCATCTTCTGAAGCCATGTCGCCGCGCTCTTCCCAAAGTTCGCCGAACTGCGTATTATACACGACCTGCAGCTTTGCGGAGTCTGTCCCCGCCTGCAGGAACTGTAATATTATCGACTCCCAGGTTGCCCACGGTGAAACCCATGCAGTCAGCCAGAACGAGCGCGTTTTGTGGTGCTTTCTGGCTTCGGGAACCGTGGCGACCCATTTCGCCGGCTGACTCTTCATCGTGTGTTCGTCGGATATGCCGCCGCATTCCGGGCACACATAGAAAATCTCTGAGATGTGGAATATCTTCTTGTCGCCATTTTCGGCGGCATCGTACTCAAATCTGATATTATCAAATGTGACCTCGACATATTCACCGCAATGGGGGCATTGGGTTTTCCACCGCTCCATCGTGCCTAAGTTGTAAGAGTTTTCGATAGCTGACGCCCCTTTAACAGTCGGCGTTGAAACCTCGACCATCTTCTTGTTGTAGAACGTTCGCGTTCTTGCAACCGCCAGCTCCCACGGGTCGCCCTCAGAGCCTGCACTCGTCGCCCACCTGTCGCGCTCGTCACCGAAAACGTAACGAATAGGCATTGAAGAAAGATCGTGCGCCACGTTCGAACCAGTCATGACGAGCACGCCGCCGGGGAACGACTTCTGCCGCTTGGTGTTCGCTGCATCGCGTGACTTGGGATCAGCGACTTTGCGCTTAAGGCAGCGCGTTTCACGGATCATCGGCGCGATTCTCATTTCTGAATAACGCTTAACATCGTCAATCGTGGGCTGTATCAGCAGTATCGGTCCGGGGTCCTGGTCTATGCAGTATCCGACCATGTTGTTGATGGTTTCAGACTTGCCGACCTGCGACGCGGCTACAACTACGATATGCTCAATAAGAGGATCGGTAAAACTGTCCAGGATATCAAACATATACGGAGTTCGCGAAGTCCGCCACTTGCCGACTTCCGCCGATGACTCGGAGGTAAGCCGGCGGTTCTTGTCCGCCCACTGTGATACTGTAAGGTCTTCCGGCGGCTTCATGCCGCTAAGGATCTTCGCAAGGCAGGCGTTCAGCTTGTTCACCCGATCTTTTTCTGATTCTCGGAACACACCGCCACCTCCCGCCGCTCAAACCCCTTTCTGACACACGGATTTATTGATATTATCGCCCGAATTAAAGCCGCATAGGGCTTGGTGGGTACGGTGGGAATCGAACCCACATGATCCGGATTAAAAGTCCGGTGCTCTACCATTGAGCCATGCACCCGAAAAGGCGGGAACGGCGGGTCCTGCCCCGCTGGCACTTTTCCTGTGTGAGATTAGCACCTAACTGCACACAGAAGATCTTGCGCGTCATCTTGCCGCGCTGCGTTCCCGTGTTGCGGTTGTTGCCTAGCACAACAGCCGCTTTCGACATTTGAAAGGACAACCCCTGCCGTTCATGTGCAGCGAGGGTCGATAGGTAGGCGGCAGCGGGGATCGAACCCGCCGGCAGTGGGCTGAACCAGTATAAATACTGACTTTTTACCATAACCGTATCCCGACATATACCACCGTCCCAAGACAGCAGGTCGGACTTGAACCGCCGACATAGGGATTGCGTCCCCCGCTCTGCCAACTGAGCTACTGCCACACGAACACCACAGTTCCACCTCGGATAGTGCGCTCCCGCATTACCTCTGTTTCACCGCGAACGGATGAGTAGTCCGCGCCTGTGCCGTGTATTGTGTACGCAACGTCTTGACAAGAGCCTGCGGATTTGCACCGCACGCGCTAAGGCGCGGCACTGTGCGGCTCTGAAATCTGCGCAGGGTCAAAGGAGAAAGCCCCTGCGCCTTGTATCGTCTGCGCGGTGTTGCAAGCCCGCGCTATTACTCTGTTTGAATCGAACAAAAATACCGCTTGGGCGCGGTGATCAGACTGGTTGAATGTTGGCTCTGTGTCCGTCGCCTCAAACGGTATTTTTTCGATTATATTGTATCACAAATATAAAGGGACATGGGGGACATTCGGGACAAATTGCAAAAATATCTGAAAAAGATATTATCAAAAATAGAAAATGCCCCGCAAAATCAGATGAAATCTGACTTGCGGGGCAGACTATCAAAAAAAACCATTTGTCTGCGGAATCCATTATGATCAGATGGTTTCCACACAGCAAAAGAAGTATTTGGCAGATATTCTTTGGAAAACTCCAATTGAACTCTCTATAAGACCTAAGCCAAACAAATCAGATAAGATCTGACTTGCTGGATTGTATGACTAATGCATTAGCAGCCATTGATCATTCTTAGTTCTTCCATTAGCCCTTTCTGTAAAACCTTTGAAAAGTTGATTCCTGCCTTTTCAGCCTCATCATTAAGTTTTCCAGGAATGGTGCAATTCTTTTTTACGCAACGGTTTTCCATGCTTCGCTTATACGCTTCAATATCAGCGTCGACAAGAGAAACAAATGCATTTTTGTCATTGGTTATGATTGTACTTAATTCAGATGCATTGGGTATTTTCGTTTTTTCTTTTTCTAGTTGGATTACTTTTATACATATTCGTTCCCGTGCCATTTCTATTGCGTTTTGAATTGATTTTCCCTGTGTCATAACGTCGAGATCAGGAACCTCAACGAAATATGGGACTTTGTCTTTGGTTTTGTGGAATATTACCGGATAAACCATTTTTGTGCTCATATATTACAACTCCTTTCACCCCGCCTTTATGCTCCCCTTTCGGGGAGCTTGCGGTTACTTGAGATTATGCTTCTTTATAAGCGCCTTAGCAAGAGCTTCATTGATCTCACGATGTCTTGGGATTGCTTCTGTTTGATTGCCTTTAGTCCAAACATCATGATTTCCGCCATTACGCTCAAAAATCCAGCCGTTTCTCTTGAACAACCGCTCAAGATCAGCCTTTTTCATATTGTACCTCCTTTCTTTTATATTATACGCCTTTTATACGCATTTGTCAAGAGGTAACAAAAATAAAATCATGAAAATATGAGCAAACCCAATCGCAGACTGATTTCATACAAGAAATTATTCTTCATCGTCATCATCGAAGTCAGCGTCAAGTTCGCGGTTAGTCCGCTGACGCACCAGCTCGTCATATCTTTTCGGATCATACTTGTATTCGGATAAGTCCTTAAGGATCTCATGCACCTCATGCTCAATGATCTTCTGCACCTCCGCCGGCTCGGAGGACGCAGCGCACTCAGTGGCACATCTTCCGGCAAGAGCCACAAGCCCGCCGCGAACAAAGTAGAGCAGGTCAGCGGTCATTTTCTGTACGTCCTCTGAACGGTGCATTTTGCCCTGGAACTCCTTTGCCTGCATTTCCGCGATGACCGCCTTGGACTCCTTGAGTTTTGCCTCTGCCTTTTTCCGCTTAAGCTCCACATCGGCGGTATCTTCATCGCTCCGGCGTGATTCCAGCGATGCGCAATAAGCCCTCATGGTCTGCGTAAAGTCGTAGAGCGCACCGTGCTTTGTCTTGGTTTCCTTGATGATTCCACGCGCTGTTATGTCGCGGATCCATGACGTAGTCTTTCCGGTCGCCGCTACAATGTCGGCGGTCTTCACGAATATCTGCGCCCCGGCTTTCAGCGAGTATATGATCTCCGCCGGCTTCAAGTTCGCGGGACGTGCGTCCTGTGCCGCCTCTGTACGCGCTTCTTCCTCCATATCCTCCAGCCTTGCCGCCGCGTCAAGCACCGCGCTGTCACTGCTCACAGAGGGAACATCAGCCGCTTTCCTGCGTGGAGTGCGCGCCGGCTTATCCGTGGCGGCTTCCGGAGCTGTTTTCTTCTCAGTCTTACACTTGGTATCCGCACTCCCTTTGGCGGTGCTTGTAGTCTGTTTTGCTCCGCTTTTCGCCGTTTTCTTGCCGCTAGGCGTGGTTTTTGCGGTACCCTTGGTGGCTTTTGCCCCGCCCTGAACTGGCTTTGTATCCACCTCCGACGCTGTTTTTTTGACCTCGGTTTCCTGTGCTTTTTTCCTTGCCATTTTCTATACCCCCAAAAATATTTTTTCAATTCAAGTGACCCGTTTTTTTCTCCATGACTAGGCGAAAATTGGGCGTCGGCGAGCCTCACCTCACCCCGCCCCCGGGTCACAGTACCTTGAGGGGGGCGTTCACATCGGCAAAAGGCAGGAACAGCGCCCTTGCGCCGCTCTCTGCCCTTTTATTGATGCCGTGTTGTGGTGTTAGTTGTACTCTTTCAGCAGGATAGCAAGCGCCGTTTCCGCTTCTGATGTCTGTGGTGCGATGTCCTCGCCTCGGTCGTAGTTGTACACTACTTTGCTGTTCTGGACAAGTGTTAGCTTGGAGATTCTGCCGTTGTCAATTCCGAACTGGCTTTCGTTCTCGTAGTGTTTCACCCAGTAGCTCACCGATGTCATGCCGCCGTTGCTGCTCGGTATTCCTATTGCTCCCTGTGTCCACATATTCTTTTCCTCCTGCTTGATGTGTATTTCCTTTCGGTGTGTTCATATTAACTCTAAAGTGACGGAATTGCAAGCGATTGCAAAAGAATATCCTGCACAAAGATTTCGCAGATATCATGTGTATTTTACCTGCTGTAGCAACGGTGAATGATGTCGATGATCTTGTTCTGCTCCTCGGCTGACACTCCGATACTCTTCAAAGCCTCTCTTGTGCCGCATTCCGGACATATGAGCGTGTGACCGTCATCGCGCGATATTGCAGGCGGTGCGGTATAAATCGCGCTGCACTTGGGGCATTGCGCCGCTCTTCTTGATGTGGTTTCTTTCATAGTGTTGCCTCCTTGCTTCTCATTACTGCGTCCATCAGGATATTGATATCAAATCCGAAATCTTTGTAGCCTTCTCTGCAGGTGTTGATGTACACCGGACTTGGTATCCCTATCCGCCTATCCTCATGCATGATGTAAGCAAAGCAGTCGCGCACGCCCAAGTCCTCGCTGTCCCTACCCCATATCTGCTGTCGGAATTCCTTCTTGTAGTAAAATGCAGGGAAACCCTCGTAGCGGTCTAAGGCGCTAATGTCGCGCTCCGTGACCGCCCATACGCCCACAGGAACGTTAGAGCCTTTTCGCCGTTCAATGGTCAGGTATGCCCCGGTCTTGCTACCTTTGAAAAGTAGCTCGTAGTCTTTGATTTCAGCCGTTCCGTAGAATTTCGCGTCCGGACAGCGTATGATCATCTGAACAATGTTGAGGTTGCTGCCATAAGCCAAGTAAAGTTTTTCTTTCATAACAATACGTCCTTTCTGAAGAATTGCCCTTCTACCACCCTAAGACCGCCGAAGCGGTCAGGGGCGGTTTGCCGGGGTCATGCTGTTCTGCCGTTTCGAAAAGCTCCATCGCCGCTCAGACGGTTTGTGAAAGTTTCTCTTGCGGTCTTGAACTCGTTCCCGATAAATCCAAGGCGAAGGAGCCAAGTGCGCATCGCGTATTTAGGGTTGTCCACCTGCTGGGGCTTGGGGCTTGCGCTCTTTGCGTTCTTTGCCATCGCACTGAGCGCTAAGCAAAGCTGTATGTAGCTCTTGAGCTGTCCTGCGTGAAGCCCATTCTGCTTTGTGCCGCTCGGTGCGTCGAATTGGAAAAGTCTAAACTCAACCGTACCCTTGGTGAAAGTGGCGTGCAGGTTAAGCATATGGTATCTGCTGTCGTTGTAGTGCGCTGACCTGCCGTAGCTTGCATTCTGGCTCGTGTACCAGATGTCCGCAAGTTCCGCCATGGTCTGGGGCTTTTTGCGGTTGAGCTGGTCGAGAAATGCGGGACTTACCGTGCGGCAGTAGCGGTTCATTCTTCCTCTGTCGAGGTTGAGGGCGCTTGCTAAAAGGCTTTCGTGGCTTGCCATTATATTTGCAAGATTTCTGAGGCTCTGCGTCGTGTGTCCCTGCGCGCCGATGTGAACGTGTACCCCGCAGCCCCTTGTCGCATCGCTCTTGGCTCCTGCCTTGCGAAGTCGGCGAACGAGTTCCTGAAGTGTTTCGATATCGCTGTATGTAAGGATTGGGGTGACCATTTCGCACTTTTCACCGTCAGGTCCGTGAATGCTTACGTCTTTCTGGAATTTCCACTCGCGCCCCTCGCTGTCCCAAGCGGAGAAGGTGCAGTATCCGTTGCGGCCGGCGGTGTTTTCGTGGCGGTGCGTTCCGAAGAACTCAGCGGCGATCTGCGCGGCTTTCGATCTTGTTATGTTGTTCATCTCGACCTCAACGCCTATGGACTGGTTCTTAATGCCCTCAATCTGTACCTGTGTGTTTTTCATTGTCGTGTCCTCCGTTTGGCTTTGTTTTCCCTTTCGGTGTGTACATATTAACTCTAAAGCGAGATAATAGCAAGCGGTTTAGGAACAATATATTACACGAAATGTACAGCGGAATTATGTGTATATTATGCCGCTCGGTGCTGCCTGCTGACCAGCTATATATTAACTCCGAAAGGAACATATATCAAGTGGACAAGATCACAAACTTTCAACATTCAACTGTGAATAGTAAACAATTCCCGAAAGGACAAAGAAAACGCAGGGCAAAGCAACGCCGTTCCCCCACAGCTTGTATTCGGCTGAATCGCTGTGAGGACTTTTAAGCCATGCGCGGAGTTGCTTGTCTGATTTTGCCTTATTCGAGCCGCTCGTTATATTACGGTGGGTTTCAAAGATGTGCCGCCAGAATTCAAGTTCACCATCGGTTGGCTCCGCTGTTCCGAGGTCGGCGCACCACCAATCCGGAAAGCCTTGTAGCCGGGCGCACTCCGTAGGCATGAGCCGCCGGACGATGTATCGAGGTTCTTCCGCAACGGTCGGTGGATCCTTATAATCAGATGCCACAAGAGTGCCTGCAACATTCTCGGTAGCTTCTGTGTGGTATGAGTTCTTGCTCGTGCTGTACACCCGCGCTGGAGAAAAAGCTACAGCGTGACGGTCGGTAGCGTTCAACGTGAAAGAAACGTCCTCGTTCACTCCGCTGCCTTGCGGTCCGTTCTTGTCCGTTCTGCCTATCATCGAGCCCTGGACGGATACAACAGCAACCCCGCCTTGGTTGGAGTCCGGCGCATTACCGCCGGTATCTATTGTCCGCGACGTAGTAGTTTCATAGCAATTATGCCTGGCATTCTTTGTTCCCTCGGAGGTAAATCTTACATCAAAACATCTCGTTTCTTTGGTCACAACAAACGGCTGATTGTTCCCGCCCATTCCATAGGTCGAACTTACTGTTGGAGCGACATCAAGCGGTCCGGTATACCGTGTGTCCTGTGAATGATTTTCGTAGACAGTTGCTGGTATCGTCCCAGCGCGGAGCGTGGGCGAGGTTTCTTCCTCGTAGCCGATTCCACGTGCTTTCGCCGAATGCTCCGCGCAAAAGCCGGCAGCGTTCATTAAGCCCCCGCTTGCCGCTCCAATGCCGCCCTCAGCAGCGGCGGCAGTTCTTTGCCACGCGCGGAAGCTCTCAGCAGAATACCCCGACACGCCTTCTGACTCAAACAGTATCTTTCCGGCGCGTTCGGAATCAAGATCTGCGACAAGGTAGATGCGTTTTCTTCGCTGGGGTACTCCCCAGTATTGAGCGTCAAGGACTCTCCAGGCAATGGAGAAGTCTTTTGCCATGATATATCCCGCTGTTGTCCATCCCTCATATTGAGGAACAGAAACGGTTTCATCTTTGATTTTACACAGGCTTTCGAGGACGCACCGAAAGTCCTCGCCGCCGTTTGAGCTGAATGCTCCGGGAACGTTCTCCCACACGCAGTATCGCGGGTATTTGCCATTTGTTGCACACCTCATTTCCTTGATTATCCTGACTGCCTCATAGAACAAGCTGGAACGTGCGCCGTCTAAGCCGCTCCTCTTTCCGGCAATGCTCATATCCTGACACGGACTGCCAAATGTGATAATATCGACAGGCGGTAGTTCCGCACCGTTTAGTGCAGACACGTCGCCGAAATGCTTCATTTGAGGCAGTCGCTTTGTTGTGACACGGACGGCAAACGGTTCTATTTCCGAGGACCACAGCGGAGTTATTCCCGCGAGCACTCCACCTAGAGGAAAGCCGCCGCTGCCATCAAACAGACTGCCTAAAGTCAGTTCACTCATGCTCCACCGCCTTTGCAAGTGAAGCATACGGGATTTTTTCACCGTTTCGCTCTACAAATACATCGTCAGAACGTCCGGTATCATCAACATATCTTCGCAGGATAACGGAAGCGTACTTCTCGTCCAGCTCCATCGTATAGCATATCCGGTTTGTCAGCTCACACGCCATAAGCGTTGAGCCGCTCCCTCCGAACGTATCAAGCACGATAGCATTTTCCTGTGAGGAATTCTGAATGGGGTATGATAAAAGGTCAAGGGGCTTCGAGGTAGGGTGGTTCGCGTTCTTCTTGGGTTTGGCAAAGTTCCAGATGGTGGTCTGCTTTCGGTCGGAATACCATGAGTGCTTGCCGTTTTGCAGAAATCCATATAGAACCGGCTCATGCTGCCATTGATAGTCGCTTCGTCCTAAAACCAGACTATCTTTGACCCAGATACAGCAGCCAGCGAGATGAAAGCCGGCGTCAACGAAAGCCCGACGGAAATTCAGTCCTTCCGTATCAGCGTGGAAGATGTATGCCGCCGCTCCCTTTTCGAGGCAGTCGACTGCCACGCTGAAAGCCGATTTAAGGAAGCTGTAGAAATCTTCGTCCTTTATGCTGTCATTCTGAATGGTCAAGCCGCTCGATGATTTAAAGGAAACTCCGTAAGGCGGGTCTGTAAGAAACAGGTTCGCGCGCTTACCATTCATCAGAGCAACAACATCATCGGCGTTGGTGGCATCACCGCACATCAGACGATGCCGTCCTACTGTCCAGACATCTCCGCGCTGAACGAATGCTGCTTTCTCCAATGCGGCTGACAAGTCGTAACCATCGTCCTCGACATCGGACTTGCTCTTGTCCTCAAACAGATCTGCAAGTTCCTTTTCATCAAAGCCAGTTATGGAAAGGTCTATGCCTTCACCTTGCAAGTCTGACAGTTCCACGGCAAGCAGTTCATCGTCCCAGCCGGCGTTTATGCTCAGTTTGTTATCTGCAATGATATAGGCGCGCTTCTGCGCGTCTGTGAGGTGTGATTCCTTGACACAGGGTATTTTCTTTAAGCCTAGCTTTTGCGCTGCGTAAAAACGACCGTGACCGCACAAAATCGTGTTATCCTCGGCAATGACGATAGGGGCGAGGAACCCGAACTCTTTTATTGACGCGGCAATTTGTGTTATCTGTGCAGAGGAATGCGTCCTGGCATTTCGCGCATAGGGGATAAGCTCCTCAACGTCCGCAAGGTAATAGTTCAGCTCGTTACTCACCGTAAACCACCTCCCGAACGTACGTCGTCGGCGCGGGACGTGATTCTTTAAGCTGAAGATTGATTTCACTCCGTATCGCGATGACCTGTTTCATGTAAGATTGAGCCATCGCTACATACGGAGATTGAATAGGTGCACCGGTGGTCGGGTGCTTGGCGATATAGCCATACTTCGAGATGAGCCGCTCAAGGTGTATCCATCGAGCCACGGAGAATGCATACTGCTCGACCATCTGCATTGATACAGCGTTCTTCATCCCGCGCGAATCGAGCCATTTGAGCGTGTCCTTTAACACCTCATCGGCTCCAAGTTCGCTGCCGTCGCGCTGTATCTCTTTCAGATACTCCTTGATAGGCGGCATCTCAACCGCTTTGATTTCTTCACATTTTTTCCTGGGTAACATAAAACCTCCTCAATTTTATATTGCGCCGGGCGAGAACGCAAAAATTGAGGAGTGCATTGCATCTGATTATGTTTTCATTATATCACGCATTGGACGGGACATGGGGGACATTGGTGACAACTTAATCAGGATTGTCCGATATGTAGCGATAGTACATCTTCTTGACGGAGTCGATGGTGTTCCCACCACCGAGCTCCTCCGCAACAGTACGCCAGCTTTTATGCTTGAGAACTCGCTTCTCCATGATGCGCTTAATAAGCAGGTCGTTGATACGCGCGATATACCGCTCAATTCTGACTTTCAAAGCCTCATACTCCTTGACCTCATTGCCAAGCTCCGTCTTGAGGTGTGCCAGCTCGATAAAGCTGTCCTCGGTACGGTTGCGCGGTGTAGGATTCTTCGGTACACCGCTCGTATCGAAGGCGCTGGAACCACAGAGTTTTGCTTCAATCCTCGCGATTCTCTCTTTATCATCTCGAATAGCGTCCTCCAGCAGGTAATATTTATTTAATTCTGCTACCGTCATAATATCGTCCAATCCCCTTTATTAAAGATATCCGTTGTCTTTTGCGAATGTGTTCATCTTCTTGAGTGTTATTTTCCCCACGCCCGGAATATTGGCATTTGCGAATGCCTCGAGGAATTCAGCGGCACTCTTTGCCGAAGATGACTGCTGCCGAAATGCTGTAGAAAACTTACTTGCCACCGCAGACGCGGAGCGAATCTTCTCGACCAGTTGAGCGTCGGTCATTTTGCGGAGTTTAACAGCCTCCTCATGTATACTTACTTCTTCCGGTGTTCGCCTGCAGTTTCTTTTCTTTGCCATTGTTTTTTACACCTCCCTGTGAAATTGATTGCAAACGGCTATTTTTCGTCAAGGTATGAGAGCAGCGTTTGTTGAGCCGCCTCAAAGCCATAGCACACCTCGACTGCATATCCGTTGCTCTTCAGCTTTTCTATCCAAGTGTTCTGTGCATTAGACGTCCGCCCATTTGGAGCTTTCATCTCGATAAACAGTCCGTGATAAGCGCCGCGCGGAACAGGGAGAAACAGATCTGGAACACCCGCCTGCACTCCCATCGCCTTGAACCTTGCAGCTTCGACCTTGCTGCGCTTGCCGCCGTTCGGGACATGAAACAGCAACGACAACTCGGGGTGTCTGCCGCTTTCGAACTGCGCCCAGCGAATAAGTATCATCTGTTCGTTATCTTCTATGTGCTGCATTTATACCCCCAGAACGTGTGACGCGTACATATCAGCAGTGTGAGTAAAGAGTACAGCCGGGTACCGTTCAACCGCTCTGCCGTAATACTCCCATTCTTTCTGATCGGTAAACGACCCCATGTGCCAGCGAATACACGCTATCTCCTGTTCGGTGAGAGTGATATGCCGCTGGAGCATTATCAGGGACTTTTCGCCATGACCTGTGAGTATCTGGTTCTTGTTCCATTCCCACTTGTTGCCGGCCCAGTTGTAGCAGTAATCATCGACCTTGCAAAGGTCATGGAACATCCCGACGAGCCAAGCGCTCCTGCTTTCGTTCCACTGCAATCCGAGGTTTCGCGTATATTTCTCCAGCTCGGCTACAACTTGACTAGAGTGTATATAAAGTCCACCACGCTGGTTTCCATGATGTCCAAGGGAGGCTGGAGCAGCGAAAAAGCCGTGTGCCTTGAGCCAAGATGGGAAATTTTCAGGAACGTCAATGCATTCTGGATAATTGAAAAAGTCGGAATAGTTTTCCTCGTTTACCTTTGCAAGTTCCTTGTGATCGTCACCAAAACAGCTAAACAGGAACTCCAGCTTTCTCTTCGCATCGGCGCAGGGCTTGAGCTTGCCGCTCTCCCAAAACTCGACCTCGCTGGGGATCTCATCAACAGCATAGGCTACCCGCTCAATAGTTAAGCCTTTTCTTTCTCGTAAATTTTTCAACTGACTTCCTATTTCGTTATTCAGCATCTTCCTCGTCCTCCGTGTCCTCGTTCTCATCGAACGTATACTGATGTTCGACCTCGGAATCGCTTGCCGCTCTTCGTTCCTCCTCAGCTGCCAAAGTATTCAGATAAAGGCTCATGCAGTTGTAAATCTTGGTCTGCGATTCCTGCCAGGAGTCCACCATTCCTTTCGGAATACGAAGTGACGGAATCATTGCAACCAACTGTAAACCGTTGTATACAAGCAGATATGTAGCATCGTCCTCGCCCTGAATAAGCACCTTTTGTGTATATTCTGTTTCAACGACGGGCGAAAGCAGCTCAGCGGGAATAAACGCAAACGCAGTCTGGTCTTTGTCGACAACGACTTTCATCTCTTCATCTCCGAAGAATGTCGAGTGTATTTCGATTTCGTCTGCTTCAAATCTTCTGAATTTGCAGGCCGTTTCAACCTTTTTGGCAAGTATCCATGCTCCGTCGTTATCGTCCCATGTCTTGTCGATTGTCTTTGCACTGAAATCGAACATGGCACAAGCCTGTTCATACGTTATTGACGGCAAATCGGAAATGTCGTAAAGACCCCAGTTTCCTCCGAGCCACTGCTGTGACTGCTCGTTGGTCGTGGAAGTTATGCCAAGGTAATGTGTCTTTTTCACAAGCTTTGCGAGTTTCTTGATTATCATGTGTCCTCCTCCTTTTGTGATTGATTAGTCAGCAAGTTTTCTGCCTCCACAAGAGCAATGTCGAGCTGTTGCCCCATATAGACTTGGTACTTAACAAAATTAACCACTTTTGCAAGCGAAACATTATAGCGCTCGGAAACATATACGATTCGCTCGATCAGCTTATCGCGCTCTGCTGAACCTAAAATGCAAAACCGAGATATGTAATCTATATTGATTAAAAAATCGACAGCAAGCAGCGTTTCAAGCGTTGTAGTTCTTGGCTTTGCCAAGAGACACACAAGCCGTCTAACGTTCAGAAGATCGTATGGAGCAGCAGTATTCCTCTCAGCCGATTCACATATAGCCGATATGTTCACTAACTCACTTAGCGGTGTAACTGTCGGCTCTGAGAGCTTCACTTCCACTGAAGCTACTGGAAACCTTAATAAGGTGTGATTTATATTCTGCTCTAAGATTTCTGCGAAACTCAATTATATCACCTTCTTTCTAAGATTTAGTTTTAAACCTTGCTTACAACTACTCTGCAGGTATTCACAGCTGTGCCGCTCTCCTTGAACGAACTTTCCGGCAACGGCTCAATGGTACCGCCATAGTTTTCCACAAGAGCGCGGAACTCCGCCGTGCGCTTATCAGTCCGGAACAGAATCGACGCCGACATAATTGCGACAACGCAGCGTGTAGCCATGTGGATTGCCTTGGTGACGTGGATAATGTCCTGCTGCTTGGTGAACGGCGGATTCATGACGATCACGCTGTACTTCTTGTCCGGCTCAAATGTCATGAAATCATCGTGCACCAGCATGAATCCCTGCTCTTCGAGGAAAGCGCGGTTTTTCGGATTAAGCTCCACGCAGTCACAGCCGGGCATATACTTGGCGATTGCTCCTCTGCCTGCCGAAGGCTCAAGGCACACATCGTCAGACGTGATGTTCGCAAGTCTTACCGTTTCGGCGGCAAGCTCGTCCGGGGTCGGGAAGAACTGGTACTCCGTCTTCTCGCTGGTGTATTCGCCTGTGAGGATAATGCTCTGCAGGATATCCTCTACATCGTCAGCGAAGATGTGGCACTTCTTGGGACTGTTCCACTTACCGCCGATTGCCGAAAGCACCTTGCTTACCTGCTGATATGTCTTTCTGTCAAGCTGTTCTGTGAGGCGCATCGTGTTGCCGCTTACTTCTGCTTTTGCAAGCACTTCAATTATTGCGCTGTCAATTCTCATGTCTTTATGTCCTCCAACATAAGCTGTATTATTTCCTCGGGGGCGTTGTCCCACCCGGATTTGATGGTTGCTACTATCTCATCAAGAGCACGGTTCTGCTCCTTTATGAGTTTGGAAGCCCTTTTCTTAAACCAACCCGCCAACTCAATCGGAGCGTCCGGCATATTTTCCAGCTTGTCTACTGATTTCATATTCTGGAATGATGATGCAAGCAGCACCATCTTCTCAACGGTTTCACGCTGCTTATCAGGAACGATGTATACCAAGGGTAATTTCTCGATCTCTGAGCAATCGAGCTTTCGAGAAAAGCCCGTCTGCGTGCCATCATCAGGCGGTATGCATAGTTCCAGCGACGCCAGAAGGCATAACAGACCGTATTCAGGAAGTATTTCCGGAACAAAGCGAACTGCGCAAACATGCCGTGAAAGGACACAATCGCCTATATCATTTATCGCGACCTTTCCAAGCGTTCCTACGGTTGAAACGAGGATATCGCCCAACTTGGATATTGTTTCGTTCTCGAAGTCCTCGCAGTACTTTTCGCATTTCAGCCGAGCATCTTTCATGCAGGATGCCCCAACGATATAGGGGATTCCCTTGCCCTCGGTGTTCAGCTTGGCTTTGTCCAGGTTGCGCCCCTGGAATATCGCGGCGCAATCACCTATGGTTATGTATTCGCTCATGATTTCTGTTCCTCAAAATACTTCATTCCGATTAGATCAGCAATGCCAACGCTACCGTCATCACATGAGTGAGGTGTTTTTCTTCTCACATATGAAAATGCTCCTTTGCCAAGACAACCAACTGCATCTGTGATGCTAATTGCCAAGTGCTTGTCTGTGATTTTCTCTTTTACACCTACAAGAATTTCACCGCAAAGCTTGCACATGTATATTGACATGTAATACCCGTTTTCGTCGTTATTCATATTGTCCCTCCTGTTCAATTATCCGACCGCATTCCGGACAAAATCTCAGCTTGTAACTGCCATAGTCGCACCAGCTTTTGACCCTGCCATTAACAATCAACTTTTACCAGCGTTGTTAAATACACCGACTTTATTTCTGATGGAGTATTGACCTTGCTTTTCAGCATTTTGAGATCTTCGCAGAAATGACACCGCTTTTTACTCATTGTGCTTGTTCCCTCCATTTACGGAATTCTGAATCATCTTTGCGAGAAATTCTGTAAATCCCGTATCGCTTTTAGACTCCTGCTCGATAGGTTCCCTTGCGGCATAATGTAAGCAGCAATTTGCGCCGACGCTCTGCTGCGGAAACTCGGCACGAATCAAATCCCTTGCAGCTTCTCCATGTGCCTGGCTGTCAAAAAGCGCGAAATAAAGCATCCCTCTGTCATCTTCATGGAAGAACACCATGGGATCACACCACCCGACAAACCCGTCCATTTTACGTATTGCGGCTACAACGCGCTTCCTGAATTTATCGAGCGGGAACTCCCACGCAAAAAGCGTAACAGTCCATACCGGACACCGGAACTTTCTTCTGGTCGGGTCACGCTGTATCTTAAGTTCGCCTTTCACTCTTAATCACCTCCAACACGGTTTATAACTAAGGAAATTATCTTCGAACGGTTCATAGCTTCAGCCACTCTACCGGACCGTCCATTTTGGCGCCGCATTCTGCACAGAACTTATGATTGGAATACGGAGTATTTCCGGCGCTGACATAAGTTCTATGACACCTCGAGCATTCCTGCGTTTTGTTGAAATCCCCATTAAGCGCTCTATAAGGAGTCTCGTTTATCCAATGTGCATGCACCACCGGCGCAACATCGGCGGCTGGCTCGCTCTGTATAGCTTCGTACGCCGCGTTTATCGCCTCGTCCCAGCCTGCTGTATAGCTTTCGGGTTCTGCTCCGCACCCGCCTATATCGTTCAGAATCTCCAATGCGCGTTCGCGCGTTATGTATTCACTCATTCCTCTGTATCCTCATCAACGTAGTTCTCGCTGAAACACTCCCGGAACATATCAGCCGACAGCTTGTACATTTTCTGGTGCCGTTCCTTGCTGTCTGCATACTTTCCAGAACTGTTCGCGAGCCGCGTTATCTTTCCTCTGCATGTTTCAGCGGTGCACTCGCCGTTGTATTCGGCAAGGCAACCGCTGCATTCTTCGGTGTGATTGCTCATTCCTGTTTACCACCTTTCAAACCAGAATCTTACGTCCGTTCTAGGGCGTGCTATCATTCCAAACCTGACTAGATTACGGAAAGTTGCGCTGCATTTCATCTGCGTGTCATAGGCTCGTTCAATGATTTCCCTGAACCTCTCTACCGTGTACGT